CGAAAACACAACCCTGACGTCCGGATGCCTAACGGCTTTGTCCTCGCCAGGTCTGCCGCGATTAAACGCAGCGCCCCCTCAGATAAGTCCGCCCGCGGTTCTGAGGTTCAAACGTGTCACTCATGCCGTAGGGCTGAGCGTGACACACGGGAATCGGTTTCAAATGGTTTGAGACTTATTCGGATTCGCTTTGGTATTCCCCATTGCGAGTTACCGGATCTCTTACCGTCTGAATTAGATAGATTCCTCAAGTTTCTTCTACTCGAGGGCCAGAAACGCCCATCAGTTAGGTTTCCGTTGAGACAGAGGCCTTTACGGGTTTCTTCCGATGGTACTATGGTTCTCGAGCGACTATGGCGTCGTCAACGCTGGGAGTTTGCTCACTCTGTGAGTTCACTTAAGCGTAACCTGCCTGCAGGATGTCGTCGTCATAGCCCTTCTTTGCATTCGTCATGGGCTACGAATGCAACTCTTCCCCCTCCCCCTCTCTCCGAGGATTACGTAAAGTTCGTTCGGCGAACTATCCTCGGTCTCTTTCCGTATGGTTGGGATTCTCAATATGAAGATAATGTGAATTACTTCGTACCCCAAGCATCGTCGCGGTATTGTAAGTCTCGAGCAGATCAACTGCTCGCAGCTAATGGTGGCGAGAAAGAGTTCCGTCGGAATTGCCTTGCTGGACGCGGTTTTGAGACCGGTCCTTTGAAGGCGCGTTATAAGGAGGTGTTGAGTGCCGGGAAGGTTCGTCCCTTGACTATTTTTGAGTCTCGGAACGATCTTCTCGGACCTCTTCACAGGACGGTCTATGACCATCTTTCAAGGTTTTCTTGGCTCCTTAGGGGTTCTCCGACGGAGGAGAGAGTCTCATCTGTCCTGATTCATGAGGTTCAGACCTCTGTGGATCTAGTCGCGGCTACTGATAACTTGTCTATATCAGTAGCGACTCTGATTCTCGAGTGCCTTCTTTCGAAGGCGGTGACAGTTCCTGGAGCTATCCGTCTTTTGGCGGTTAACTCCTTAACTCCATTGGTTGATGTGGAGGGAGGAACGCTCGAGGTGACGAACGGACAGATGATGGGGAGCTACCTTTCCTTTCCTTTGCTTTGCATCCAGTCTTATCTTGCTGCCCGCTGGGCAACCAGGGGCAGGGATGCAAAGATCCTCGTTAATGGAGATGATACCCTAATCTCCACTGACGGACCTGTTGAGTCTGGTGATTACCCTTTTGGGTTTAAGTTGAATGACTTAAAGACGATCAGGTCTAAGAAAGTAGCTGAGATCAACTCGACATGCTTTCTTAAGGATGGGAAGGGTAAGTGGAGACAGGTACACCACTTACGGAGAGGTAGTGCTTGCACTGATTTCCCAGGTATGCTTCATCTCGCAGATGCATGCAAGGGGCAGGTTCGATGGACGGATGCGTTCATCCGATCGAGGATTGGTGCAAGCTGGGGTCTTAGTCCCCTTCAGTTAGGACTTCATCCGAGGTCCTATCCCGCTTTTCAGAGACAGCGGGAACTTCGGTTGAGGAGGTGGGATACACCTCTTCCGACGCCTGTCAAGCAGGATTCCGAAGTACTTAGGCTTATGCCAGGTAAGCCTACTCGCGAGGAGGTTTATGCCTTATCTTTCTTTTTGAAGGATAATGGTCGCGAGGGAGGAGCTAAGAGAGACGTTTATTCTCCTACCCGAGGAGAAGTACGTAGAAGTTTCCGTTATCATGCTGTCAAGTTTCGAAGTCGTCTGTCCTGGTACTGGCAACTTCTTAAAGCTCGAGAGCATGGTAACGGGAAGACGCGGACATATTGTGTGCCTGCAGAATATGTAACGCGAGAGGAACAAGAGGGACTACGCAGACACGAACTTCTGTTAAAGGAGATTCGTGAGCTGGCGGATGCGTAGGTCTGTACGGTTCCATGGCTGGGAGGACCATGTTTCGTTTCGGTCGGAGGATTCATTCCTAACCGGTTTGATAACGGTCGACTTCAGTCGGCATGGTGTCGCGGGGACGCATCCGGTACGGGGAAGGAGACGCGGTGATAACTTAGACGGTTATTCCACCCAAGCAGCGCCCGTGGGTGAGGTTCAGACGATAATCTGTTCCAGCCCAGGCCACCTGTTTAGATCCTTGCCTCCTCTGCTGGCTCTGTTAGTCAGGCCTCCTGGGGTGAATAAAGGAGTGGTTTCGGAAACTCGCCTGCG